CGTGACGACGCAGGTCAGCGGGTCCATTTCCAGATCGACTTCGGCAGCCATCAGGAGACGCTTGGCTTCGCGCAGTTTGGCCACAGTCAGGCCGACGTTGCCGGCAGCGCCGAAGTTGACAGCCACTTGCTGGCCGGCGGGGAACGAGGTTGTCGTGCCGCCGTTCTCGCCGCTCTTGCGATCACCGAAGTAGGACGAAATGATCTCACGGTCCTGCGCCCGGCCCATGGCGTACGCACCATTGATGGCGTATGCCGAAGTCGGGTCGGTGATCATGCGCAGCTTGTCGATCGAATCGACCAGATCGTTCCAGTCGTAATCCGAGGGGTAGACCCACGGGCGATCGGTCGGAGTGTCGGCAGGGGTAAGCGAAGGATAGCGCGTGGTGCGCTTGGTGGCCTCGACAGAACCGATCTGGTCAACGACAGCAGCGGCCTTGGCGCCGGTGATGGCCTTGAAAGAAACGGTGTCGCGAAGCTTGGAACCGCGCTGCTGCAGGAGAAGCTCGATAGTCGAGGCATATTCCTGCGCGTAGTGGGTCGGGACGTTCTGGGACATTTGGTAAACTCCTGTTCAAGTTATGAATTTCAACTATCGCAGGGTGTCCCGTTGCCGGACCCTAACTTGTGGACATTGGCCCCACCAAGCCGGCCTTAGCTTTGCGGGCCGTTTCCGGGTCCCCGCGTGTTAGGCTACGTGATGGGCGTAGTCTAACACGCGGGGAACGGGCCGTCAAGTCTGTTTGCTGCCGGCGATTTTGTGGAGACGACTCCACTCAGCTTTGGCGTCAGTGTCGCCGGATGTGAACTTCGCAACCCACGCCACGTCCTTCTTCAACTCGGCGATACGAAGCCGCGCCCCCTCGGGGGTCATGCCACTCGAGGGATTGTCATCGCCTTGCACGAAGCCGTGTTCGCCGATACTGCTGCCGATGTTGGCGAATATCTTCATCATCGCCTTCGGCCCCAATGCGCCCTCCAGCTTGAGAAGGGTGTCCTCCAATTGCTCCTGCGACTCGTGCGGGATGAATGTCTTGGCGGCACGCCGCGCGAATTCGACGTTCTTGTCGAATTCAAGGCCCTGCCACTCCTGCTTCAACTCCCCCCATTCTTTTTCATCGCGCTTTTCAAACTCAGCGAGGGAATTCGCCCCGGCTGCATCGGCAGCAGCAACAATGTCCTTGGCATAAAATTCCATGACCGCATCAAACATCGGCACCGGGATGCCTTTGGCGTGAGCAAACTCGCGAAACTTGCCGAGCAAGGGGTCCTTGGTTGCACTCAACCCATCGGGCAGCTTATAGCCGTCCGGCTTGTCCGGCACGCCAGCCTTGGCGAAGTACGCCTTCCATTCCTCCGGCGACGCGCCTTCCTTGGGCACAATAACACCGCGACCGGCCTTATCGGCCCCGATAAATTTCTCGAGATTCATCGCCTTGAGGGCCATCGACTCCGGCGTTTTGTACGCATCGCCATATGCCTTCACCCAATCCTTGACGCCCTGGTCCTGGAAACTATCGAACCAAGCGGCGGGCGGGGTTTCGCCACCAGCGCCACCAGCGCCACCAGCGCCACCAGCGCCCTTTGCTTCATCCATCAGCGGGTATTTCATTCTAAACATTTGAGAGTCCCTTTCATTCGGTCTCAGATTGCCCCATCATTTTATATATATCCGCATCCGACAGATGGAGGTTGTGCGAAATGCGGTGCCATACTTCCAGTCTTCCGATCGCGATCCCTGTGGCGATCGGATCGATTTGCTGCGTAGCCGGGGAGACCACCGCTGGGGTGGAATTGGCCCGGCAAAATTTCCTCAGGTCGGCCAGCACTATCTCCCCCGCCGGGTTACTGAACGCCGCGCGGTACGCTTGCCGTGAACGAAGTACACGATTGATTAAGTTTTTGATCATCAGGCCACCGCCGGTTCAACAAAACCCGCCTTTTCGGCGGCGGACGCCATATTCCTGGCTGCGTTCGCGGCAACGTTCGCGGCCTCCAGTTGTTGTTGCTGTTGCAACGCTTGCTCGCGTTCGCCACGCCGCTGTAACATTTCCTCACGCGAACGCAACACTCGCTCGGGCACCCCGTTAATCTCGGCCAACTCTTCCAGAACCATATCTGGGTCGAATCGATCGTAAACATCCGGCTGTACCTGAGCGATCGGGGCCACGGCCTCGATCGTGCGCATTATAGCAACGCCGTCCTCGGCCCGGCGCAAACGCGCCAGTGGTGAAGTGTAAACAGCCCTCACGCCCCCACCAGCCCGACGCAATTTCTCGGGCATGGGGGGCAAATTTCCGGACGCCGATAGAATATCCAATTCCCGATCAATGATCGGGCCGAAAAACTCAGATTGTGTGCGGCCGACGGTTGGGGCCAGCAACTGGCCCTTCTCCTGCGCCCGAATCAAAGCCTCGGTGGCGGTCATCTGTGGGCTCTGGACCAAAATCTGGAACAACGTAACATAAAACGCGTCATTAATAACCTTACGTTTTTGCTCCGCTTTTTCTTCTGCGAACGGGAGATTGGAGCCGGTCTTCAACGGGTGCACCAACTGTCGACCTTGCTCGTCCACACCGCCGTAATTCAATGCGCTTGGGCGGGCGTTGAATGCGGCGAGAATGCCGTCACCATACACCAGCAACGGGGGATCGACGATCTTGTGTGCCGCGCGGATGACGGTCTTTTCCATTTCGTTGACCATCTTGATGTCCGGCAACACCATCATGGCCGGGGACCGGCCGTATGTTTCATTCGGGGAAGTGACATGCCGGGACACAGCATAAGGGGTTGTGCGGAAACCCCCCTCACTGATCAGTTTCTTCCCCTCATACGCCACATAGTACGACGTAAACGGCATACCACGATAATCCTTGGCCCCCGCCTTCCGGTCTTCGTTCGGCTTGACACAGTGGATAAAATCGAACTTGCGGAACGGCTCCTTTTCGCCCGCTTTGACAATCGCTTCGGGCAGGTTTTTTTCGCCCCACTTTTGGAGCGCGGCGCGGGCACTCATGCGAATCTTGCGGTGCCAGTAGTCCACAATGCCAGCGTGATTCTCCGCGATATACATATCGGACAGGGCAATGGACTTGTACCGCATGCCGATACCGACGTAATCGTCGATAAACATGGCCATCGTACCAAACGCCATCTGCGTAACGTAACACTCGTGGGCTTGCGAAGCGAAATTAGCGGACGGGCGATACCGGACCCGGAACATGAGCTTGGTCAGCGCATCGAGATACAGTTTCACTTCCCTGTCGTCGATCAACCGTTCATCTTCCGGCTCGAGGCGATGGTATATCTGCGTTTGGGGTGAGATAAGCGAATCAATCGCCGACGCAGCGCGATCCAGGGCCAACAGCGCGGTCGAATCGAAAATTTTCTCCGACCGTTTATCCCCCTCAACCGTCCGCTTTTGCAGGAACTCATCTTGACGGGGCAACACCCTCTCCGCCACTTCCTTCCAGTGGGCGTCAAACGTGGCGCGACCGTTCTCCAATTGCGATTGCCGCTGGAGAACGTACTCCGCCCGAGAATCAACAGTTCCTGCGGCCACGATTTAACCCCCCAGCAAGGCCTTCGTAGCTGACGTTGGGGGACCCGTCCCCTCTTTGCCGGTCAGGATGTACGCCGCGCGGCCCTTTCTTTTCCGTGCCACGTCTTCGCGCTCACGCGCCGCCACGGCTTCATCGACAGACGGAGGCGGGGTCGGTTCCGGGATCGCGGGTGCGTCCCCGCCGCCACCAAAAATCGACTTTACGATACCAGACATAATTTAATCCCCATTAAAGACATCGTACTCAGTGTTGGCGTACTGTTGACGCTGGGCAGACCTTCGTTGGTCGCTTTGCATAACAGTCCTATCTTCCCCGGCGGAAACACAATCATACTCCAACGCCTCGCAGATGTGGGAGTACTTATTTTTATCTGGAACGTCCCGGAATTTGATGTCCCCGGAGACTTGTAACCTGCGCAGATGATACCCGCCCGCCAACCCTTTACGCAGAGTCGCGGCTTTCGGGTCGATCAAGATGGCTGGTTCCCCATCGATCAGATTCGTTAGCAGATAGGCCAGAGCCTCACGGCGGCGAACCGGGTCTTGTGTTGGGGCCGGTGCCGCAATTTCAAACCCGTTCGCCTGTAGAATCTTGAAGCACGTGGTTTCCTCGGGCGTAACCGCGTCACCCGCCGGATCGCCTCTCGCCGACACGATTTTGATCCCAGGGTAGTCCGCAGCCAATTTGCGCGACAGTTCTTGTGCGAAATTGACGATACCCATCTTTTCACTTACCAACTCATCGTGTACGAGCCAACGCCCGTTCGCCATGCGCTGACTGATTGAGGCGGCGGGGGTCAACCCGAAATCGAAGCCGAGTCTCAACCCGAGACCGGGCACCACGTGTAGTTTGCGGCTGTGAGTTGAATCCTTGTACTCCGGGAACATGGGTTTCCCGTCCACAACAAAGCCGTACTCGCCGTCGATATAAACCTTTATCCAATCCGCATCCTTGCCGGCCATCTGGAACTCGTAATACCCACCCCGCAGATTGCTCAGATTTTCGGCGCCCTTGCTCCTGCCGGACGGTTGGCGATAGAAATTCATGATGCGTTGATCGGGGCGCAGGGTGCCGCGCATCCGCAGCACCTCTTCGGCTTCGCGCATCGACATGATCAATTGCCGATTGCGCTCGTTGCTCATGTCCTGCTCCGCCATCACATACCACCAATGATCGGTGTCGGGCGGGTTGGTGTCCATCAAAATCTGCACACCCGTGGCTTCGGCTTGCCACATCGGGGGATACCGCCCCACGCGACCGGTCAGGCCGTCCATGATTGCCTTGGGGATCTCGCGCGCCTCATTCAGCCACGCATCCGACAATTCCATGGACAGCAATTTACTTACATCGTCCGGGCGGTCGAGGGCCACGAACAGGATTTCCCACTCGAACTTGTTCGCCTCATCCTTGATGAAGTGGCAGGGCGGGCCGGCTTCCCTCCACTTCCCGATGTGCTGCGGTATCCACTGGTGCCACGTCTTCATGGTCGTGGTGCGCAGTTCCGGATACGTATTCCGGATAATTGCCGTGCGGCGGCGAATCCAACCATTCGTTGATCGTTTTTGCCGCTGCGCGTTCTTGATCAGCTTCATCACACAGGCCGTCGACTTTCCCGACCCAAACGGCCCCATGATTCCGCAAATAAAACTGTCGTCCTTCAAGAATGCGTGCGCGACGGGGCCGGGGGCGCGGTAGTGGATGGCCCCGTCCTCTCTCACGGGCGACCCCGGTTTCTTCCCCGGCTTGTCCAGCCGCGCGAATTCCTCGTCCGAGACTTCCCCGCCCGCTGCTTTGCGGGCGTTCAGTTCGGCTATCTTCTTTTTTACGTGACCAGCCATCAGTGTTTCATCGGGGCCGGCGCTGTCAACATGCCGCGTTCCTCGAACGCCCGCCTTGCGCCTTCGCGCATCGACATTGCCACAAACCAGTGCATCAGTTCCATGAATTGCATGCGCGCATCGCGGCGCCTGATTGCTCCCGGCCCCATATCTTTCGGGTGCGGGGCTTCCCCCACGCACACGTCGGCCATCTTTTCCATGGCCGTATACATCGGTTCGGTTGGTGTCACGTTCATCAGCTTAGTTCCGTGGGCACCTACTCGTGGATTATGATGCTCAGCGGCGATGTTTGGGCCGCACCTTCCCCATCCTTCCACCCGGCCCGCGCCTTGAGCCAGAATTTGCCCGCCGCCACGTCACCATTGCACGCCTGCCGATGCATCGCCGCCGCCACTTCAACGTTCGCTTGATTCAGGCCGTGTTTGATTTCCGGCCCATAACACTCGCGCAGTTTGCCGGGGCGGATGTTCAACATTTCCGCAATATCGTTTTCCGTCAGACCCGCCGCGATGTAAAACCCCACCTGTTTGGCTATCTTTTCGTCTCGCTCGTGCGGGATATTTCTTCCGGTGGCCGGGTCCCTCCCAACGCCGGCCATGGCGGGTTTGCGCTCCCTGCTGGGCTTGCGCTTCTCGGATTTCTGCTTGGTGGCAGGCGTAGCTGGCATGCGCGCAGTTTACCACACCCCATATGTCCGAGTCAAGTGTATCTATGCACGGAGCAGAGGGACCCACGAACACGGGTATGGGCTGCGGGTCGAGCCGATTATATGAGTAATAATATGGTGGTGTTATGGGGCCGGAATGGTCTGATCGTGCGAATAGCGGCCCCCCACCCCGCAATTGAGGACCCGCTTCGCTTGGCCCCCTTCCCCCATTCGTGGGTCCCTTTTTGTTTGTCGCGCGCTCGCGCTCATACGAATCGCGGGGGGCGGGCGGGGGCGTCAGGCGCTCGAGATGCGCGGGGCGTTCCACGTGAAACAACAAGGGGCGGGGGCAATGGGCCGAAAGGCGATCGATGCGGGCTGAAAGGCGCGGGACGATCAGCAGGAGGGCACACACAAATGTGGAGGGCGAGGGGCAGGAGCCGGAGGCCGTCAATCGCCAGAGCAAAAGCCCGGCCAACGCCCACGCGCGCGCATACGAGGCCATAGTCTCCGACTATCGGACCCCCCGCTGTCCATAGTCCATAGTCTCCGACTATCGGACCCCCCGCTGTCCATAGTCCATAGTCTCCGACTATCGGACCCCCCGCT